CCGCAGCAAACGCCTTCCGGATGACGTGCTTTGACGGGTAGCCGTTGCCGGTATAGTGGCCATTGCGGAAACGCGCGATCGCTGGCTGATACTGATCTAGGCCGCGTTGGAGGAGAAGGTTAACGAGCCGGCCCTTATACTGCCGGATGCCGACGAGCTTCGACAGCGTTTCGAGATCGGCGGCGATGTCCGAGTCCAGCGAGAACGTGACGCGCTTCGTCATGCCGTCTCGCCGCCCTCTTCCCGCAGAACGAAGACATAGACGCATCGACAGAAGCCGGCGCCCTCGCACTCCCGGTACGGTGGCCGGAACGTCTCGAAGTCCGGCGTATTGAGTTCAAACTCGCGCCCGTCGACGCCGTTGCAGGGCCCACACGTCCCGCTGTCCAGCACCGACGAGAAGATCGCGTGGGCGATCTCATCTTGGTGCTGCTCCGCGATGGTTTGCCGGCCAAGGTTCAGCGCCGTCGAGACCGTCTCCCTGGCCTGGGTTCGCACCACACGCTCTGAGCGGCCCGACAGGACGGCCTCGAGCGATGGGCCGCTGAACAGCCCATCTTTGATCTGGCGCAGCATCTCTCGCGTAAACGTCGCCCTTAGCGCGTCGCCGTAGAGGTTCGCCAGGGACCGCGCCGTCACACCGAGGAATCGCCGAGCGCTCTCAGCGTCGAGCGGGTCCAGCGGCATCGCGGCGAGGTCGACCTTCGACTTCTGTGCCCGCAGCTCCCGCTCCGCCTCACGCCGACCCAGCAGGAATAGATCGACGAGAACTTTCGTCGTCGCGCTTGCAATGTCGGCCTTGAACGGGACGCCGATGTCCTCGACTGCCTTCGAGTCCCGCGCCCGGATCACCTTCTCGCCGAGCTCGACGAGCTTCTTGACCTGGCGTAGCCGGACTGAGCGGACCGCGCGGATGATCTTCTCGGTAGCGTCGTCGAGACCGGTTTCGAGCGCCGCGAAATCGACGCGCTCCTCGGCCGGCGTGAACTTGCGCCGTCGACGACGAGGAGGACGAGGATGGACCGCGAGATCCCGGCGGCTATCATACTGGCCAGTGGCATACAGACGCCGGAACTCCTCACGCTCGGTCTCCCGTTGCTCGATCTCCTCCTCCGTCTCCTCCGGTAGATCGGGGAAGTCCATCGTCCGCCGTATCTCCTCTTCGTCGTCACGACCCGGCTTGAAGACGCCGGCGTTGACGAACCTCTCAACCGCCTCGGCGAGCTCCTTCGTCTGCCGCGTTTCGAGCCGCGAGTGGCGGAGCTTCGGGTACTCCTCCTGAGGGCCGAAGTTGACGTCGACCATCTTGCGGATCAGGAACGCGCCCGTGGTGTCGATCACGTTCTCGCCGATCCCGCCCAGCGCCATGATGAAAAAGCTGGTTTTGTCCGTATGGGCACCGGGGCTGCCGAGTCCCTCTGATCCCATCGCCATGAACTCGACGAGGAGCGCCCGGAGGCAGCGGAGATCGTGATACTCGACGCTGGTGAGGGGATCGAGTGTGGCACCACTGCCACCGAGTCCATCGACCCGATACTTCGTCTGGCCTTCGATCTCGGTGAAGAAGTTCTTCTGTTGGGTGCGGATCGTCATCAGCGCCTTTTCGAGATCCCGACGGCGGGCGACGATGTCACCACCGCCGCCGGAGACCGTCCCCACATCGATCCCCATCGAGCGCTTCTCCTTCGCGACGGCATCGACGTTTTCGAGTCGTTCCTTGATCGTGAAGTGCTTGTAGCAGCGCCGCAGGAGAGAGACGCCCCGGAAGTTGGAGCCCTCTTTCTGATTGACGTAGACGATGAGCTTCTCCGGCGGGATCGTCACCGTGTGAAAGCCGGAACTGCGGAGCGTCTGTTGCTCGATGCCGTTAAAGCCGCCATGATCGTCGATCAGCCATTTCGTGATCGTCCGCGGGTGGCGCGGCGCTAGCTTCCGGAGATGGGCCCGGTGATCGTCTCTGATCTCCCACACGATCTCGAACGGAAACGAACCATAATCGAGCATGAGGAACACCTGCCAGAGGTACTCCTGCCAGGGGATCGTCATGCCCATCAGGTCGGCCTCGACGAACTCGGCGATCTCGCGGTCCTTCGGTGTGTCCGTAGGCGGCTCCACCGTCCATGTGGCGCGCAGGAGCGGCAGCTTGATCACCCATAGGCCGGTGCCGATCGACGAGTCCGAGAAGCGCATCCGGTCGAAGATGTCGTAGGCAGGGAGGCCCTGCAGGGCGATGTTGTAGTCTGTCTGGATCAGCTCTCCGGCGGTGGCCTCGGAGCCGGTGGCGCCGACCTCCTCGGTCCCTGGCCGGGGCGGATGCGCGGCGAGCTTGATCGCCGAGTCGGGGACCCAGATCGGGATCTCAGCCATCGAGTGGTTTCCTCCCGTTGTTCCCGATCCATATCAGCACGACGATGTCCTTAACCACCTGATCCTTGAACCCGGACCCGCCAGGGAACGGGTCATGCAGTAGGGCACCCTCTCTGTAAACGCACGAGTGCAGATAGGCACCACGAGGACTCGGCCCGCCGGCGATGTAGAGCGCGTCGCCCAGGAAGCGCAGGACGTCTCCCGTCGCTTTCAATATCAGCAAGCGATAGGGAAGGCCGGCCATGATCAGTCGTTGCTGAAATGCGTCCAGCCAGTAGGTAGCCTTATCCTCTTCGTCGAAAGGCGCATCGACATCCTCGAGCGGGCAGCCCAGGATGGAGGCGAGACAGGCGGCGAAGCAGTTGCCGCGCTCCTCGATCGGAGCTGCCGGACCACCAAAGCGCGTCTGCTCGATCAACGGCGCACCGTGACGACATCGTAGCGCTCGAGGTCCGCGATGATCCGCTGGGCATCTTCCTCGCCGCAACCTCGCCGGAGCCGGATCACTGGCCGCTCGCCCACACGGAAATGGAGCGTCATCTCATCGACGCCGGCTGGATCGATCCCAAGGCTTCGGCACAGCCGCTCGACGAGTTCGACCTCGGCGGAGGCCTTCACAGCGACGGGCATCAGGCGACTATCGCCTCCCATGCAATCGCCAGCCCTGTCACAAGCATGATCAACGCCGCGAGTATCCAGCAGACCACCCCCGCTAGGAAAGCGGCGCGCAGGAGCGGCCATTGTCGAAGCATGGCGCGAAGTTCCGCGATCAATCCCACCATCAGGGACCCGCCACCATCACCGGCACCGGCATCGCCGAGCGCCGGAAGCAGTTCGCGCAGTTGAATGGCATCTTAGCATCAGCCGGCCAGACGCCAAAGCCAGTGAAGCCGCAGCCGCGGCACCGAATTATCCCGGCCTGAGTGCAGTTGCAGACGGGCATCATCGCTCTCGGCAGAATCCACAGGCTGCACAGGTGACGTATCCCTCGCCGGTGACCAACGGCCCGCCACAGTCGGGGCATAGCACCCGGGGGAACAGGCGCAGAGAGAGCTGACGGGAGAGATCCCGCCGGGGCGGTTCGCCTCGGCCCCACCAGACGGTGTTCTCCGTTAGCGTCTGATCTACCACTCTCGCCCCCAAATGCCGCTGTCGGGGCCGACGCCCTCCTCGCGCTCGACCTCGGCGGCGTCGATGATCTTTCGATCCTCCTCCGAGAAGATCGGCTGGATGCCGAATGGCTGCGCCTGCAGATCCGCATACGCGCCGCTGGCGCCGTCGACCTGGTCATCATGCTCGGCGCCACTGCCGAACGCCTCGAGTTCGTCGATGAACTCCTCATTCCAATCACCGCAGACGATCCGGACGTGGCCGGCCTCGACGTGGCCGGAGAGCGGGCTGGCGCGGACGGCTTTCGATCCGGTCGATGGGACGCCTTTGAAATCCCGGTCCGGAACCACGTTGCGTCGATAGTGGTCGATCATCGCCTTACCTGATGCTCCCGGCTCTTGTTCCATCCTCACCAAGACGTCGGGCCCGTCCAGGCTCGCCGTCCGCGCAACCACAAGCTCGACGTTTCTTGGCGACTCCCGAACGCGCACGACGTCTTCAACGTAGTATACACCAGTCTCATCGTCTCGAGTCATCCTGCAGCCTACGGTCCAGTCCGGATCGCCACCGGCGCTGTCCTCGACCGCCGTCGCCGCGAGATCCCACCGCCGGACGCTCACGATTTGAGCTCCGCGCGGCGCCGTGTCAACAGGTTCGCCGAACCACTCGCGCCGGAATTTGCCGCCGCCGGCGCGCGCCGTCCATATCCCCGCTAGGAGCTGCTGCCGCGTGATCGGGTCCAGCGCGGACAGGCTCTTGATATACTCCTCTCGATCGAGGTGCGGGTTGTCCTCTAAGCGCGCCGGGATGAACGCGCGGCCAGGAGCGCGCGTCTCCCGGTCCACGAAGCGCTGCTTGACCCACAGGTAGCCGGGGCCCACCGGGTTCGACGCCGAGAGCCGGCGGAGCGGCACCGTAGCGCCCTTGAGCCGGCGGACGCGGCTGAAGGCAACGTAGCGATACTGCCAGATCGAGAACTGCGTGAGCTCATCGAAGCCGACGAACTGGTACTCCGCGCTGTCGTAATTGTGAACGTCGTCTTCGTGTTCGAGGAAGCCGAAGGACAGCGATGCGCCGGTCGGGAACCGCCATATCTTCGAGTCGCCCTGCCAGTGCGCGTCTGTGCCGGCAAGCCATTCATGGGATCTGCTGATCAGGGCGCCGGGCTTCGTGAGCTGCTTGAACGTCTTCCGCAGAATCAGAGCCGCGTAGCCGGGAACGTCGACATACTGCAGCGCCGCCATGAGCAAACCGTCGCTCTTGCCGGGTCCGGCGGCGCCGCCAAACAGCGCCTCTTCGATGCCGAACCGTTCGAGGACGAGGAAGAGCGCCTGCTTAGGAGTCGGCGTGTGGGGGATGTACTTCGTCAGCCTCGGTTGAAGCCGTTGAAGGATCAGTGAGTCCGAGCGCGGCGGCGATACGTGCGACTTCACGGAGTTCGTCATCGGTCAGCGTGTGCTCGACTTCATGCTCGATCGGGCCTCCCTCCGGGCCGGTGTGCGCGATCCGCGATTCCTCTGTCCAACCGGGACGCCCTGGCCGTTCGCGACCTGGGCCGACGCGGAGCCAGTACTTCGGGTCATCACGGTGGACCCTCGTCTCTGCCGATAGGCGGGCATAGGCCTGGGCCCCCTCAACGTCCTGAAAGAAGCGCACGTAAGGCTCGATGCCCTTTCGCCCCTTCTCAAGCCAGTAAAGGAGTGTCCTCTCGTTGATGCCGGCAGCGGCGGCGGAGACCCACAGGTAAGCGCCCAGGCGCAGTGATGTGACTACCTGATCACGTATCTTCGGGTCGAGCACCAGAGGCCGGCGTCCGGTATGCTGGCGCCAGGGGACGCGGCCTGTTTCGGCTCGCTTGGCGATCTCGTTCAGCCTACGTCCGAGGACTACCGGATCGAAGATAGGCGCGACGACGAGGAAGCGCCGAACCGGGGGTTTTGCCTTAGCGAACTTCGGCTTTCCGGTCCTCCGCGTTGCCGCCTTCTTCCGCCTCGTCGCCATCGCCTCGTTATTCTAGCACGGCCTTCCGGCCCGTGAACTCCTCCCACCGGCGCACGGCCACGTCCACGTAGAGCGGCTCGATCTCCATCCCGTAGCAGCGGCGCCCCAGGCGCTCGGCGGCGATCATGGTAGTGCCGGAGCCCAAATATAGATCAGAGACTTTATCGCCCAGCTTGGAAAAATCGACTAGGATCGCCTCGATCAGACCGACCGGCTTCTGCGTCGGGTGCCAGCGCTTCAGTCCCTCAACCTCACGGCTCCCGGCTCGCACTAGACCGCTCCATACGTGTCGATACATTCGCACGTGGCTGTCTTGGTTCGTCCAGATCAGCTCCGCGTCCGAGAAGCTGCTATCCGGCGCGACCCCTTTGTCCCAGACGATCCAGCCCTTCGAATCCGGAAGCCGCGATGCGAAATGATTAGCCCCGAAGATTATCAGCGTGTCTGCACAGTCAAGGAGATGCTCAGGCTCGAATGGCGTATCGTCGCCCGTGATGACGGGGTAGACGTTAGGCTCAACGATGGAGTTGCCGCCCGGTTGACTAACACGCCCGAGGAGTACACCGCTCGACTTGCCCCCGCGCTGGCGGACGCGCCCGAACGGCTTGGCGCCGCCGATCGCCCCTTCGCCCTCGCCGACTTTCCCACGGACAATCCCGATACCATAGGGCGGATCCGTCAGCAGTACCGTAGCCTTCTCTCCCGCCATCAGCCGCGCCAAGTCCCGCGAATTGGTACTGTCACCACACATCAGGCGGTGATCCCCGCAGATCCACACCTCGCCGCGCTGTGAGGCCGCTGACGACGGCAGGGGCGGAGCGTCATCTGCATCCGTGAGGCCCGCCGCAGGCATCGGCCCACCCACGCTTTCCAGCAAGTCGCGGACAGCATCTTCACCCGTGCGCACATCGCCGAGGAGATCCGCGATCGCCTCCGCGTCCCGGTCCGCCATCGCCGCCAGTGGGTCCAGCGTGGCCAAGAGGTAATCCGCCTCGGCCGCGTCGACGTCGAGGACGAGGACCGGCACCGTCTGCTCCGGGTCCAGCGAGGCGCGAAGGTGGCCGTCGATGAGCATGAGACCCGCCGGTGTCTCCCGCGCTAGGAGCGCGTCTGCGTAGCCAAGCTCGGCCAGGACGCCGCGCATCGCCGCCTCCTGCTTGGCCGGGTGCCGGCGCCAGTTCTTAGGGTTGGGCGCGAGGTCACCGGCGCGGACCCGGCGGAGCTCCTTTATCCGGTCCCGGATCGCCGTCATGACGAAGTAATCTTAGCATGGGCGCCGACGAGCTCCGCCCGGATGCTCAGGAGAACATCGACGTAGACGTTGAGGACGAAGTAGACGTTCGCGTCGTCGGTGACGCTGCAGGAGGCCCGGCGCTCTTGGTACTCCGCCAGCATCGCGTCGACCTTGCGTACCGCGCGGCCATCCTTGGACGCCCGGCAGCGCGAGCAAAAGGGGCGGCCACGATAGACCCGGCGGCGCCTGCAGCGCGGACAGAGCGGCACTTTCCAGCGGCGGTTCATATCCGACGCCTATTGTACTCTCAGCAATCTCGAAAATCGACCCCGGAAATGCTTGACTTCGGGCGGCCGCGGAGTGAGTAGTGATGCTGCGAACGAACCGGAGCATCGAGAGGAGCGAGGGAATGGCGAAGATAGGAACCACCACACAGCGATGGACGCGGACGATCGACCGCGAGGATCGCACCGGCAAAGTGCGCCGTGACTATGGTCTGCGCGACGATGGCGTACTTCTCCGCAAGGTGACCTTCCTTGACGGCCTCGGGTCGGTCGACTTCACCGCCGGTTGGGAGGTCGTCGCCCGGGACCCAAAGGCCATCGCTAAGATCGTCGAGGACCTCACGATGCGCCTCGGCTTCACCACAATCCAATAGCTGAAACGTCCTCCGGGGCGTCCGGCGGGGATGGTCGCCCGCCGCTGATGAAGCAGGCCAAATGAGAGAGGAGGCAGAGATGCCAATCGACGGAAACCGGAAGCTCAAGGTGGGCACGAAGTTGGTCGCCAAGTACAAGGGAACGATCTACCACATGGAGGTCATCGAGACGAAGGACGGCATCCGGTATCGCCTGAGCGAGGCCCCGTTCTCCGAGTTCAAGAGCCCGTCGGCCGCGGGCAGCGAGGTCATGGGCGGCAACGCCTGCAACGGCTGGCGGTTCTGGAGCCTCGCCGGGTCCGAGGAGGCAGAGCCGAAGCCGAAGAAGATCGCCAAGCCGAAGGCCGCGAAGAAGACGACGCGGAAGCCGAAGGCGGACCGGAAGTCGCGCGCGACGAAGGCGAAGGCCTCGACGACGCCGAACACGCCAGCCAAGGCCCTGTCCGAGGAGCAGGCGGAGGTCAACAAAGAGGTCGCGCAGATCAAGGGCGGATTCGAGCACCTCGAGGGCGGCCGCTATTTCTGCCCCGGCTGCATGGACTCCTTCGCGCCCGATACGGACGAGGAGCCGAAGGCCTGCCCGGAGGGTCACACGCCCGTCGGCGTCGAGGAGGAACTCGTCAAAGCCTAGTCGCCGCACAGCGCCAAGAAGCCGGCCCTCCCGATGCGGAGGGCCGGCTCCGCTCTATCCCTCGGCTGTCGGGCCTGTCAGCGCGGGACGTTCAGGGCTGGCGATACGCAAGCACAGCCCTGCGGCCGCCAGCATCCCCAGGTTCTCTATGAGCTCCTCGTAGGTGTCGCCCAGCACCCAGGGGAACGCTATCCTCACCTCATCGATCCCCTTCCCCTTGGCCTCCGCGCAGAGTCGTTTCAGTTCACTAAACTTGTCGGCCATCATTCTCCCTCCTCAAACACCTCCCGC